CGTCACGGTATGCCTTCAGTAAAATGTCGTTGACGTTATCCATCAGTGACAGTCCTTCCAGTTAGCGCCAATCTTACCTTCGGTGTCCAGTGGGCAACGGAAGTTGAAGAAGGCTTCGGTGTCTTTCATCGCAAGCTGTGCTTCTCGAACAGCAATCTCAGCAATCTCATGAGTTCGGCAGGCAAGCTGCACCTCATCATGTACCCATGCCAAGTAGCAGAAGTCACCACCCCAGCCGTGCTTGTAGCCCAGAGCCAGCATACGCTGTTCCAGTACGACAATCCACTTCTTGCAGATAAGTGCCCCGGCTGACTGCAACAGGGTGTTGAGTGCTGAGTGTTCAGAACGCACATGCAGCTTGCGTCCATCGAGTCCTTTGAGGAACCCTTGCTTTCTTGCGGTAGCCTTCACGGTTTCAACCAGACTACCCAAAGCTGGTAGGGACTGCATGAACTTGCGCTTGAGCTTACCACCTTCTGATTTACCACCACCTACAATGGAGCCAATCTTCTCATCGCCTGCACCGTAAAGGAAAGCGTAGATGAAAGTCTTGGCGTTGTTTCGTGTGGGGAGACCCGCTGCCTTCTGGTTCTCTGTGTGGATGTCACCGTTCAGGATTACCTGACCGTATGCACCATCATCCCAGCGGCCCATAAAGTGAGCAAGGCAACGTAGCTCCAAGCCTGAGGCATCAATACCTGCTTGAATCCATCCAGCATGTTCTGCACCGAAGAGTTCACGGCATTCAGCGCCATAGGGTGCCGCGCATGATGGGACTTGAGCCACGTTTGGATATGCGTGGGTAGCACGGCCCGTGACCGCACCGTTCGGATTAACCGAGCCATGAATTTTTCCTTGTTTAGAAACCTTGAGCCACGCTTGGTTGCCCTCGGCAAGTTGTGCAATGCGCTTGTCCACCAGCAGGTACTCTGTCAGCAGGGGCGCTTCTGGGTATTTCAATCGGGCCAGCACCTCATCGTTCACCATGGGCTTACCGCTCTCGGTGAAGTCCGTTGGGGTCCACCCGTACAGGGCAGTCAAACGGTTGGCAATGTGGTCTCGGCTTGATGGGTTGAAGTCGATAACCTTTGACCGGGGGACTGGCACACCAGCCACATAACCCAGCTTCTTGTTGTCGCGCTTTGGTACGAAGTCAGGGAGCTTGACGGTCCACGAACCGAAGACTTCCTTGAGCTTGCGTTCCAGTTCCTCACGTTTCTCCAACAGGGTAACGTACAGGGCAGCACCCTTCTGTTCATTGAAGGGGAACCCGTTGCGTTCCTGCTGGGCCATGAGGCGTGCAGCTTCGTGTTCAAGTTGAATGGCGGTGGGTGAGTAACCCTTCTCGTAAATCTTGGCGAGTAACTTGCAGGTTACCCGAACGTCTTGCTGGCAATACACGCCCATTTCCGGGGTGTACTTGGCCCATGCGTCCTCAGTCTCAGCAGCGTAGTTGCCTTTGAGTTCGCCCAGTCGGTAGCCCCACGCCTTCAGGCTGTGTTGACCGAACAGTTTACCGGGCAGGATACCACGCTTCAGCAGGTTTGAATCCACTAGGTCCAGACTGGAATACACCAATCGGGATAGCACCATCGTGTCAATCATCTGCTCAAGCGGGAATGCGTACTGAGGGTACAGCTTCTTCAGAACAGGGTGGTCGTACTTGATACCGTTGTGGAACGCCACGTAGCCACCGTTGCGGCAGTGTGTGTCCAGTTCGGCAAGGCCATCCTGTACGTTACCAGCATCACTGTCGTAGTCCTTGACGAACTCGAAGGTGTTGGTTGCTGGGTAGAACTTGAAGATGGACAGACAGTGAATAACACTCACCGTGTCCAACAGTCCGTTGGTCTCAAAGTCAGAGACCAGTATGTAGTCTTGCATCGCTTTCTCCATGGAATTGCGAGTGGGGCCGAAGCCCCGAGGGTTAGGCGAAGTCGTTAGCCATATCGTCTGGCATGTCCGGGATGTCATCTTCCGGTCCATCACATTCGGTAAGCCTTCCACTCCATTTGTCATACGTCAGGTACCCGGCCACGCCTGTCTCACCACTGAAGCGGTTCTTCAGGACACGCAAGGTTGTCACGTTGGGGGTGTCACCTTGTTGGTCACGCTCAAGTCCAATCACCATGTCAGCAAGCTGGGCAATGGAGTGTGAACCACGCAACTGGGACAGTGAAGTTTCGGCACCGTTCTCATGGCCCTTGTCACCGCTTGGGCGCTTCAGGTGGGAAATGAGGAACAGGGTACAGCCAGTCTCTTCGACCAGTGTACGTAGTGCAGTCATCGCGTTGTCGATGAGTCGGCGTTCGTCCCCTTCTCCCATACCAGATACCACGATGGAAATGTGGTCGAGTACAATGTACTTGCATCCGCATCCCTTGACAAGGAATCGGATTCGGTTAAGCAGGTTCTCGATTTCAGTAGAGCCGAAGTGATTATAAAGAAAGACTTTACCGCTACCAACAGTTGCATCAAATGCTTCTTTCTTTTGCTCATCAGTGATTCCCTCATCGTTGACGTGGATTGGTTTGTTCAGGTACATGCCCATGAATCCCAGCGCGGTACGCTTGGTGGATTCTTCCAGCATAATCATGCCGATGTTCTGGCCTGCACCCATGAGTATGTGGTACATAATCTCACGGACCACAGCGGACTTACCCATGCCTGAGCCTGAAGTCAGGACAATCAGGGAGGACTCGCGGATACCATGGGTGATAGCGTTCAGCTTCATCCACGGGTAACCAATGGTTGCCTCGTTGACTGGCTTGATGACTTCTTCCCACAGTTCGTTACCGTTCAGGATACCATCAGGGCGGTACTCCTTGGCGTTCCAGATAGCCTTGACAATCTCGGCACCCTTACCCGCAACCAGACACTCGTTGGCATCCTTCATGGGCAGGCTGGCAATCTTGCACTTGCCCGGTGAGAACAACTGCGCTACCTCAGCGGCGGCCTCTCGCCCCGGCTCATCCATGTCGAACATCAGGATGACTTCTTCAAACCTGTCGAAGTATTGTAGGTTGGCAGCAATCTTCTTCTTGGCAGCATCAGCACCGTTAGGTACTGAGACCACGGGCCACTTGTGGTCCTGTACTTGGGACACTGACATGGCATCAATCTCACCCTCGGTAATGACAATCTTCTTGCCACCGTTCCACAGGTGAGAACCAAAGAATGAGTAGGCTTTCTTGTCGCCAATCATTCGGAAGTCCTTGTTGGGGAAGCGGACCTTCTGGGATACCACTGCGCCATCGCTGTTGCAATAGTTCGCAATCTGAATCCACTGTCCATCACTCCACTTACCAACCGTGTAGCCCCACTTGCGGCAGGTCTCTTCGGTCAGGCCACGCTTGGGCAGCGCCCGGTATTCGCCATCAGTAATCAGGTCTTGGTTCACGTATTGTCGTCCTTTGGTTGGTATCTCGCCGTCACCCTTGTGGGTCTTCCCACATGAGAAACAGTGGGTATGTCCATCCGAGTACAACGCACAGGCATCACTCGAACCGCAATCATTGCATGGTCCCTTGCTTATCAGGACACTCTCTTCGTATTCCATCTTGGTTCCTCAAAAGTTTTATTCACCAAGTGTCATACCTCACCACGAAAAAAAACCCCTCGGGCCTAAGCCGATGGGGTTATTCATTACAAACTATTCATCTTGGCCCATGCCTTGGCATCAAAGGAAGGGCAAGCCTTCTTGGTACCGGGCACATCGCGGTGTCCAATGACACGGGCGGTGGGGTACTTTCCTTTGAGTGTTGACAGCAGGGATTTCAATGTGATAAACTGGGCGGGGGTGAAGTTGTTCTCCGGTTGGAGCTTGTCGTCCACGCCACCCACCATGCAGATACCTACGCTGTTCGCGTTTGCACCAACAGCATGGGCACCAATCACATCATCAGGTCGGCCTGTCTCAAGGGTACCATCACGGCGAATGACGTAATGATAACCAATCGCAATGTAACCTTTTGCCCGGTGCCAAGAGAAGATTTCTTTTGCACCAATGTCCTGAGTCGGGCGGGTTGCAGCACAATG